CCTCGGGTGGCTGCCATTGCCCGAGACGCTAGCGAACAAGAATGGCAAAATCTCACAGAGTCCCCGGTGGGGGACCAACATGTGAAAGCATGTAAAATGCCACCTCGATGGCGGAAACGAGCTCGTGCTCGACACCGTCGTGAAATGGTCCAGTCTGATGAAGTCATTGATGTGACAAGTACAGATGGAGCCGTTCGAAAGGTGGCTGCAGAGAACCTCGTTTTCCATGATGCCGGCATGTCCGAGCTAGTAGACGATGGTACTCTGGCCCAGGGTAATTACGACCAAGACAGTGATAGCACAGCTTCCTTAGGGAATTTTTTGCAACGTCCTGTCCGAATCGCGACATACTCCTGGGCACAAGGTGGAGGGTTCCTACAAACCTTCAAACCGTGGAATTTATATTTCAACACTCCCCAGATCAAGAACAAGCTTCAGAATTTCGGCAAAATCAAATGTCGATTGCACTTGAAGTTTTTAATCAATGCTTCTCCGTTTCATTACGGGTCGCTTCGAGCTTGTTACTTCCCACTCAACGATGAGCGAAATGCTTATGTTGCGGTGGGAGATCTGATCCCTGCTTCGCAGACCCCCGGGGTCTGGATTGAACCAGCCACAATGGATACAGCGGAGATGGTTTTACCATTTCTCTGGCCCCACAATTGGTTAGAGGTTACAGAACTAGCACAGTTCACGAACATGGGACAGGTCAATCTGTTTGAGTATGCGAATTTGAAATCCGCAAATGGCGCTACGTCCGCCGCCACCATCACAGTGTATGCGTGGGCGGAGGATGTTACCGTCATGGGACCAACAACTATCGGTGCTTTGCAATCCGATGAGTATGAGTCGAACTCTGGAACGATTTCCGGTCCGGCCAGTGCGGTGGCTAGTGTAGCTTCCCGCCTGGTGGACGTACCGGTGATCGGGCCCTTCGCTAAGGCGACTGAGATGGGTGCGAGTATGGTCTCAGGGGTTGCCCGCCTTTTTGGGTATTCCAACCCTCCAGTGATAGACGATGTTATGCCGATGCAGAACAAATCGTTTCACGCTTTTGCCAATTCCGAAACTAGGATGCCCATTGATAAACTGTCTTTGGACCCTAAGAATGAGGTTACGGTATCTAGCGCTGTTGCTGGGGTTGAAGAGAAAGATCCCTTGGTTTTTACCGAGTTATTGGGGCGAGAAAGCTTCCTCCTTGGTACAAACTGGGATAATGGTGATGCGGTGGATACACTTCTTTGGAGTGCTGTTGTCAGTCCTCACTATGCTTATCTTTCTGGGGGATACCGAACGATGCCCCCGCTGACATATTTCGCGCAGAACTTCAGGTTTTGGCGTGGATCGATTGTATATAAGTTCAAGTTTATCAAGACCAAATTTCACAGAGGTCGCGTATTGATTTCTTTCGATCCCAATGGAGATATCTCAGCAAATGCAGATACGGAAACAACAACCTTTTCACGTATCGTTGACCTCGAGCACGAGGATGAAGTTGAGTTTGCAGTCCCTTACAAGGCTACTCCTCCTCTTCTTCTGAACCAGGACGTGGGCATTTTTCCCACCACATTCTCTTCGGATGCGGTGCCAGTTTACACCTACGATTCTAAGTTCAGCAACGGTACCATCACGATGCGTGTGCAGACGACCTTGACGGGTCCGACGACTACGGCTGATGTCACTGTTTTGACTTATGTCAAAGCGGGAAAAGATTTCCAATTTGCAGGGCCACGCCATATGGGGTACGGATTGACAACCCGTGACCCTCTTGGTGTCATCCAATCTTCGGAAGTCGAGAATATCTCTCAGAGTAACTCAGACTTGGATGTCCATGTAGGCTTGATCACCACGGGAGAGGTGATAGCTTCCATGAGGCCCCTGTGTCATCGGACACATTTCCAAATGTCCCAATTTGCGGGTAACAGACCGGGTCCCGCAGTTGGAATGGTATGGGCTGTCAATCGGTATCATCGGATCCCTCCGGGGCCCGGGCGAGCAGCGGATGCATATCAGAATGGAAATTTAGCAGCCCCTTATCCCTACAACTTTACGCAGAACAATCCAATCGATTGGACTCTTAATTGTTTTGTAGGGTATAGGGGTTCAATGAATCTCCATGTCAACCCCATTTTTGGGGGGGCTAATGTAGCCAGCGTGTCGTCTTTGGCGATTTCGCGGTTATATGGTCCGGTGCGTTATAATCTCGCTTTCAATTTCAATGGAGGTGAGATTATACCCAATCCTGCAGCGGTCAATGCAGCATCGGGTTTGACACGGGCGCTAATTGGTATCGCGCCCCCTACTGGAGCAGGTTCCAGTGTCACAAATCCACGCACCCAAGCGGCGATATCCGCTAACCTGCCACAATACTGGCCTCTTAGGTTTTATCAAGCGTTTCAGACGAAACGCGACATCGATCCTAAGAGCGTCACCAAGATCTACGATCATTTCATAGTCAACACGACGTTTAGTAACAATGTTATCTATAACGCCGCTACGGAATATCCAGTTTTAGACACTTATTATAGTGCTGGTGTTGATTGGTCTCCGGTGTTCTTTTTATGTACACCGAGAGTCTTCATCACCCTCACTCCATCAGCGTCTGATACTTAGATCAGCTGAAAAGGCAACATGTCTGATGTGTTGCTACCCGGATACGGGTTTTTAAAACGAACAGAACCACTTGAATTAGACCTTTTGGGGTCTACTGCAGCCAGCAGTAGCCTCCAG